CATCACATGGTCAATCCGCCCGCGAGCACGGCCGCCCGAGGAATCCCACGACACGAAGTCACCTTCCGACACGGTACCCGGCTGGGCACGCTGCTCGCCCCGGATGAACTGCGGCGAGTCATCCACCCACACGTCCACGCTGATCCCCGCCGCCTGGGCGGCGTCAGCCTTGAGCGTGTCACCACCCACGAGCAGCACGTCGGAGAACGACTCGGCGTAGTCGCCGAGAGATGAGATCACCTCCTCTCGATCTGACTCTGGCCTTCGAGAAATCATCACCACACGATTGCCGTCCGCGACCGCCTTGCGGGCGAACTCGCCCCACAGCTGCGGGTCGGCGGCGAATGTTCGATCGAAGTCGATACTGACGGTCATCGCTCGCGTTGTCAGAACTGGCTGAGGCTGGGGATCTGGCAGCGGTTCCGGCTCCGGTGCCTGCACGCCTTGCAGGATTGTCTCGACCCGTGCGGGCGACAGCACCGGGAACGCTGCCGCGATGATGGCACGGGCTGCGTCGATGGAGAGCATTCCGTCAGTGATTTGCTTCACGACCGTCAGGAGCGACGACACCTCTGCCGTTGTCAAACTGGTCTCGCTCGCGGCCACCGACTCGGCTGGCTGGCCTTGCTCTGCCGCAGCGATGCCGCCCTCGACCGCCTGGCCGTCGATGCCGCTGCCGGGCTGCTGCTGGGCGAGCACGTCGCCGACTGACGGTGGTGCCCCAAGCGTCCCCATGTTCAGCGGCCGATACCGCTCGTCGCCGCCATCGACCGGGTCAAGATTCTCGCTCGCCCTGATGTCGTTGGTCGACACGACGCCGATGTCCCACATCGCACGGTAGTACGCTGACCGGCTGGCGGCATCGCCACGCAGGAGACCCCGCACGTCGAACTCGACCAGATACCGCTCGTCGTCGACGATGAGGTCACGCATGAATGCCGACTCGAGACGCCGCAGCCACGGCATGATCGTGTGCGTGACGAATTGAATCTCGGCCTGCGGCGTACCCGGCTCAATCCCCAGCAGATAGCCAGGGATGCGGAACAGCCTGGCGATCTCGCGCAGCTGGTACTCCCGCAACTCCAGATACTGCGAGTCGGTGTTGCTCGCGTATGGAACCTCGTAGGGTTTCAGACCGCCCGTGAGGACGGCCGTCTCGTGAGCGTTGTACGAGCCGCGGTGCTTGCGGTTCCAGTTCTCTGCAAGCTCGCGGCGAGCGTCGGCGTTCAACTGGTTGTCGGTCGAGAGGATGAATCCCGGCCGGGCACCGGCACCGAAGAACCTCGCCCCGTGGATTTCGCACGCACGAGCTAGGGCAATCGCGTCGCGGCACTCCTCCACCACCGAGATGCCATGCACGCCGTCGTCGCTTGGGCCGCGAACGTGCAGAATCTGCTCGTCGGTGTAAATCGTCTGCGAGCCCTTCGCCTCGCGGTACGTGTATCGCAGCCGGCCGTTCTCGAGCGTCTCAATTTTCATCCGGCTCGGGTGCAGCGGCACAATCTGGTCGATCGCCCCTGACTGACCTGGAACAAGCTCGCTCTCGGCGTCGCCCCACAGGCCGACGTGCATCACCATCTGCTCGCGCCACTCGAAGCTCGTCTGCCATGCGTTTGGCTGGGAGTGCAGCTTGCGATACAGCGGCAGCTCGCGGGCGAGTCGCTTGCCGCCGCCAGGCGTCCGCTCGAGCAGGTGGAGCGGCAGGCCCGCCACCGTCTCGGCCAAAATCCGCAGGCACGAAAACACCGCCGCAACCGAGGTCGCATTCTCTGGCGTGATTCGCACGCCGGCCGGCGAACGACCGCCGCCATCGTCGTCCCACGAGCGCTCTTCGCCGGGGAGCCAGAGAATCCGGTGTTCGTGAGCGATCATATGAAGAAGATTTCCGGGGCGGCGTTGGCGTTGCTCTGCTCCGACCTCATCCACATTCCGAGCCCTTGGCACAGCGCCACGATGCCGTCAATTCGCTCCGTGCTGGCCTGCTTGCTCGGGAAAATGTTGCCTCGCCTGTCTTCGTGGATGGCTGCGTTGCCAGCGTTCCAGGTCAGCACCGGATGCCCGGCGTGCCGCAGGCGACCTTGCAGGATCAGGTTCTCGAGCGTCCTCGCGGGAGCGGACATACCGGGACCGCCCTGTGGCCATCCTGCCACGGCGAGCCCGTCCCCTTGCAGCAAGTTGGCGAGCATCTGGGCGTTGAACTTCATGTCGACAGCCACGCCACGGACGTTGTATTGACGGCAGATTTCCGTGATGTCCCGGTGCATCACCGTGTAGTCGGTGACGTTGCCATCGGTCACGCGGATATGCCCGTCACGAATCCAGCCGAGGTAGTCAACCTTGTCACGCTGGGCACGTTCGACGGCGTTGGCCTCGGGTATCCAAAAGAACGGCAGCACGTCGCACGAGTTGTCCGCAGGGTCAGGGCAGACGAGCACAAGCGCCGAAAGGTCATACGTGCTGGCAAGGTCGAGCCCGGCGTAGACGGGCCGATCGCCGAACGGTCGCAGCGGGCTGGCACACGCTCCCCACGCAGACGGCGAGATCCACCGCGTATCCTGCGTCGTCCAGACATTGAGCCGGTAGCGGAGGAACGAGTTGAGCTTCGTCGGCGACTGCTCTGCTTCGCGGGCGTCGGCTTTGAACGACTCAAGCGTGATCGTCTCGCCGAGGCTCGGATTGGCGGCCCGCCACGTCTTTTCTTCCTTCCACGTCCCATCGACGCCGCACTCCTGCGGAGCCGCGAAGATGCAGCCGTAGAAGGCCGGGTCGAACTTCGGATCAGCGATGCACTTCTCGGCGTACTGATGCTGCTCCCAGCAGATTGACCGGCGGTCATAGCCTGCGGTCGTGATCGACAGAATGAGCGGCTGCCGACGAGCGGCACCGCCGTACCGCAGGGCATCCCAGAGACGGCGGTCGCGTTGGGCGTGAAGCTCGTCGAAAAGCAGGGCATGGATATTCAGCCCCTCGGCACGGAACGCATCAGCGGACAGGACGCGGTAGAACGAGTTGCTCGCCCGATGCAGAATCGTCTTGCGGCTGTCGATGACCTCAAGGTGCTTCGACAAGGCAGGCGATGCTCGCACCATTGACGCGGCTTCGCGGTAGATGATGCCGGCCTGCTCGCGGTCGCAGGCAGCGCCGTAGATTTCAGCACCAGGCTCCCCGTCGGCGAGCAGCATATAGAGCGCGACGCCGGCAAGCGTCGTGCTCTTTCCCATTTTTTTCGGCAGCTCGATGTACCCGACGCGGTGCTGGCGAGTGCCGTCTGGATTGAGCCTGCCAAACAGCTCGCCCAATGCCTCTCGCTGCCAATCAAGTAGCGTGAATCGCCTGCCGGCGTACTGGCCTTTGCTGTGGCGAAGCACGTTCTCGAAAAAGTCGTAGACCTTTTCAGAGGCAGCCTTGTCAATTGGCGGCCTAACCGTGCTTTGCAAAGAACGCTGAGAGTTCGTCTTGCTCTTGCGGCTTCGTGCCACTCAATCCGCTCCTGGCAGAAGGCGTCAAGCCAAACTCCTGCTCAATTCGCAGCATCGACGCGGCCAGCTTTGTCATCATCGTGGCCGCTGGCGTTGACTGCATGTATTTGACCTTACCAGCATCGTCACGGATCACGAGCACATCCAACCCGCGCCGGCACTGGTCGAGGTACTTCACGAACTGCTCGTGCATCGTGCAGTAGCGGGCGATCGTGTCGACGTCGGCATTCGTCATAACGCCCATGCCGATGAGCTTTGGCACGACGTTGTCCCACTTCTCGCGGGCCACGCCCGTCACCCACTCAGGCGGCGTGATGTCATCGCCTGGCGGCTTTGGTTCGTTTTTGTTCAGCGGCCGCTTGCCGGGGTTTCCCTTGGCGATCTTGAGAATCGTCGGTTCCCGCTTCGGTCCTCGCTTGCCCATCTGGTTTCTCCAAGTTGGCCTTCTTCCCGGTCAGCGTCTCCCACCGCTTCACGATGACGTCGCAATACTGCGGGCTGATCTCCATTCCGTAGCACTTGCGTCCCAGTTGCTCGGCGGCGATCAGCGTCGTGCCGGAGCCGCAGAAGGTGTCGAGCACCGACTCGCCGCTGGTTGTGTTGTTGCCGAGAAGGTAGGCCACAAGGGCGACCGGCTTCATGGTCGGATGCTCGTCGGATCGCTTCGGCCGAGCAAACTCTAAGACGCTGACCTGCTTCCGGTCTGCGTTCCATTCGTGCGTTCCGTCCTGCTTCCAGCCGTAGAGGATCGGCTCGTGCTTGTAGTGGTAGTCACAGCGACCAAAAACCATCTGATCCTTGACCCATATCAACTCATGACGAACTCGCCATTTGGCACGGGATATGCTCATCATCATCATCATCTGATCGCCCCCCTGGCAGGCAAACCAGTAGTAGGAGGACGAGCCGCTGCACGACTGGTACGCCAACGAGGCCGCCTGCTCCCAGAACTTCGCCATCTCATCGAGCGGCCGCGAGTCGTTTTCGATTTCCTCATGCTGGTTGTCTTTGCCCCTACGGCCAGCCGACTCGTAGGCGACTCCGTATGGCGGGTCTGTCAGCCATAGATCCGCCTTCGCCCCCGCCATCAGCCGCCCAACATCCTCGGCTTTCGTTGAGTCGCCGCAGAGCAGGCGATGATCGCCGAGAATCCACAGGTCGCCCGGCTTTGTGATTGGATCGACCGGCGGCTCGGGGATCTCGTCCTCAACTATTTCCTTCGCTTCGTCTTGGTAGAGGTCAGCCGCCTCGGCCATGTCGGCGTACATCTGCTGGAGCCCTTCGCTGCCCGTGTCGACTTCGCGGAGCAAAGAGTCCAGGGCCGCAGCGTTGGTCTCTGCCAGTGCCGCGAGCGGGTCCAGTGAGAGGAGCAGCTTGTCAGCCTCGGTTTCGTCGATGTCGAGGATCAGGACCGGGACTTCCTGCTCGGGCGTCGTCTCGGCTCGCAGGTGGCCGTCGACCAGCATCAGCGAGCCGTCGGGCAGCTCGCGGGCTAGCAGGGCGTCTGCGTAGCCAACTTCGGCCAGGATGCCACGCAGGGCGTCTTGCTGGGCCTTGGGATGGGTGCGCCAGTTCTTTGGGTTGGGAGCCAGCTCCGACGCCTTGACTGTGCGGAGCGCTTTCACGCGATTACGGACGTTCACGAGCACCCCCCCTAGTGAAATCTGCGGACACACGCGTGAGCT